TTTCTAATGCAATAGCAAACGTATCTGGGAAAGAATCAGCACGAACAGGAGAAAACTTTAGTAACACACCAGCTACACCAGCACAACCTCCACCGGCTGCTATTAATTTATCACCTTTTCTCACAGCACCAATAACTTTGATTGGTACTCTGCCTTTGAGTGCAATGTAAGTTCCGCCTTCTAATCCGTCATTCATCTTAAATGCTGGATTAGCAGATACTGCACCAAATGCTCTATCTCCTAATTGGCAAGCAGTTACTTCTGCTTCACCGCCTACTGTAACTACTGTACCTGTTTCATATTCGTCATCGGCTAGGTATTTTTCTGCTAAGTCAGCAAAAAATGCTGCTGTTGCTGTTCCTCTAAATACAGTAGCACAAAGATCTCCTGAACCATCTCTTACAGCAATAGTGTTTGGATCTCCGTTATCTGGCGTAGAAACTGCGGCAGTTCTGTACACTCCAACAGCAACTTGCAATGAGTTAGCTTGAGTTGCAGTAGTAGCTGTGGTTGCACTAGTAGCGTTGCCTAAAAAAGATGTAGCATTGATAGCTCCAGAGGCATTTCTAACTACTACTGTGTCTGCTACAGCATTAACATCAGCGTCTGCATAAGTTGCAGCACCAATTTTTAGTTGATCTGCTTTAGCTGATACGCCACTAAATGTATTACCGTAGATGTTTCTAAATGCAAAAGATGACGATCCTAAATCTGTTGTTGCAGTTACACCAGGAAGTATATGTGCTCCTGCTAATACCATTGGAGTATTAGTTGTTGTTTGAAACTTAATTGTTGTATTAATAGTAGATTGAATTATTGGTGTAATACCGTCTGCATCAATCTTAACAGCCAAATCTGCGCTATCACCTAGTGTAAAACCAAGATCACTAAATGTAACTAATGTATCAAAATTAACTCCACCTGGAGTTTTTAACACAAAATCAGTTACTGGTCTACCGTCTAATCTTAATGAGTTACTAGTAGTTCCCCAAAAAATTCGTTCTGATGCAATGTCAGTGATACCATTTGCATTGTTAGTATTAACTAATGTAATACCTTGCTTAATAATTCCAAAATTTGGCATTGTAGCTGCGCTGGCAGTACTTAGAGTAAAATCATCTTTGGAAACTACAAACATAATTTCACCGTCTACAATGCCTTGTATAACCGCATGAGCAGCACCAGTGGCATTGTCAGTCACGCTGACTGATTTCATCTGAGTAGTACCTAATCCAGCCACACCCTGTGGGCCAATTAATACATATGTGCTGCCATCGTATACATAAACTTGCTTGTTTACAGAGTCAAACCATAAGTCACCCTGGGCTAATCCTGCCGGAGCTGCGGCTGCTGTTTCAGCGCCGCCTGTTGTTTTCCATCTAGCTGAAGCGCCGTCGTAAAATTTAAGTTTTTTAGTTGCCGAATCATACCAAACTTGACCGGAAATTGGGCGTGGAGGTGCTGAAGTTCCTGCAAAGTTTTCTAGCAAGAATACAAAATTTTCGTTTTGAACTTCGCCGTAGCCAGCATAGTTTTTACCAATTAATTTGATATCCAACGTACTATCAATAGTACCGTCTTCTACTACAGCTACGGTTACTCCGTTAAATTTGTCTATGGTATAAGGCATTCTCTGTTTCCTAATCTAGTGTATTTATGTTTCTTTTAATGTAAATCAACCCAAGTTCCTGGAGAGACATACGCTTGTATTTTGTTAACGTCAGAATTATAAATTAATTCTCCGTAATTTAAGAATGTAAGGGTTCTAGCAGCAATCTCAGCATTAGTATAAACTGGTAATTTAAACGAAGATCCGTCAATGTTGCTTGTGGTTGTGTTTACAACTTGTACATCTCCATAAAGCAAGGTTGTAGGACGTTGTCCCGAAGATGCACCCGGAGTTACTTGTATATTATATTGTTCTTGTGTTCCTGTATTGTCAAATGAGCTAACTCTAATTCCAGAGTTACCAGATCGAATAAAGATAGAATTTGAAGTAGTTTCTAAGGTTAACGTACTAGCACCGGTTAAAGTTAATACAGAATTTGATACATCTCCAACTAAATCTCCAGTAAAGACTGTAGTTGATGCGCTAGTGTTTACAACTGTAGAGCTGTCAAATGCAGACAGTAAATTTCCTTCTAAATTAGCAGTAATTCCGCCACTTACATCTAACGATGTTAGAGTTCCAAGGCTAGTTATATTTGGTTGAGCAGCAGTGATTATTGTGCCAGTTAAATTACCCGTAACGTTGCCTGTGACATTACCTAGTAAATTACCCGTAACGTTGCCTGTAACATTGCCTGTAACGTTACCTACTAAATTAGCTGTTATTGTTGCAGGCAAACTGGCTACATCAACATATTTCCAACCCTGTGTAACATTTAAATAAATTAAGCCAAAACCTGCGTCAGCATCATTAACTACTAGATCATCGTCTAAACTTAAAATATTAATCAACGAAAGATCAACTACTAGATCATTAGCTGGACTTGTACCCCCAATATCAGTACCTAATACTTTAACTGTGTCGCCATTTTTATAGCCTGCACCATGTACTACTACAGAGATTACTGTGTTAACACTGGTATAAGTAGTGCCGTTAGCTGTAACTTGTATATCTAACACTAGTCCTGTACCCGTGCCTGACACTGTCACTGTATTACAATTTAGGTAAGTTCCGACAGCAGCTAATCCTGAAGTTCCTCCGAGTGTAGCTAAATTTGGTGTTCTGTATCTTGCAACTGTTAGATTATCAGAATCAAATGTACTGTAAAAATCTAAAAATCTAATTGTGTCTCCCTCAACAGGATCATCAGGCAACACTATTCTTACTGGTCCTGATGAAGTATCAACTAACAAGCGTTCATTAGCTGACGAAACGTACTCATTAATAGCTACTTGTTGCCAAGGAAAAGAAATTAAACTGTCAACATATCCCCTTGTAGCAACGTCTTGTGTATACGATGGTCCTGGACGAGGATTTGCAACGTTAGCAATAACTTTTGAGCTACCGCTAACTACACCAGACCCTTTAGGTGCTAGTGTTACGTTAATATTAGCAGTTGGGCCAACTGCTGTGATAGTTGAGCCAGCAATTGACAAGTTAGCTACATTTAAACTGGTTAAAGTTCCAACACTGGTTAGACTAGAAGAAACTACACCGCTACCAAGACTGGTTGCATCTAAAACTTTTGTTCCGCCTATTCTATATTCTCTTAAAGAATTTAAATTAAAATGTTCTGTACTGGTCCAATTATCAGTAGCATTTGACCAAAGTATTGAATGGTCTGTGTTACCTTTTAAAATAATTCCACCGCCATCGGCTGTAGCATCTGTAGGGCTTGCAGTTCTAGCTAACTCAATGTGCTTGTCTTCAACTCTTAGATCATTAACATTAACAGTAGTAGTTGCACCATTAACCGTTAAATCACCTTCAATAATTACATTGCCTGCAACAGTACCGCCAAATCCGTCATCACCACCGCCAACATGTAATGTGGCTGTTGGGTTATTGTTAAAAATACCAACTCTATCATTGGTAGCTGTTACTGTAACAGCATCAACATGTAGATTAGATCTACGTGTGGTAATTTTTACATTTTGGCCGTTTTGATCGCTTCTAATTTGAAAAGTGCCCGATGATACTAATATTTTAGTATCTCCACCTGGGCCTAAAATTAAGGGTTCAATATTTGTAATTGTTTGCGTACCAGTAGCAGTATTATCTTCATCTGTAAGCATAAAGCTGCTGGTAGGTTTGACATTACCTAAAGAGTCAATGAGTGCATCTGCTGTACTTGCAGTTACATTAAATTTTAATCCAGATAATGTTCCGGCATTAAAACCAGGTTTAATTGTTCCAGTATAACCTGGAATAAGGCTAGCAGGTGTAAATTCTGTGTACTTGCTAAAAATACCAATAAGAGTCTGTGCAGCCCATAACTTAACTATAGTTCTTTGATTACTATCTACGTCTGTAATAGTGTCAACTTCAAAACCGCTTATACCTTGACTGTTTTTATAGATAGGTCCCGCTAATTGTCTATCAGTGCCGTCATAAAAATACAATTGATTTTCATCGCTGTCAATCCAAAAATCTCCTTGGATTGGGTTTAATGGGGCTGTACCGGAAACAATAGGACCGCTACCAATTCTAAATCCGTTGCCGTCATAAACTTTTAATCTGTTTTCACTAGTGTCAAACCACAATTGTCCTGTTATTGGATTATTTGGTTCGCTGGCAGATGCAAAGTTTTCTAAGATCTTAATAAAGTTTTCGTTTATGTATTCGCCGTACCCTGTGACATTTTTTCCAATAAGGGCAATGTCTGTGGCAGTTGTATCTACTGCACTATCAATAACTTCAGTAAGTAGACTACCATCTGTTTTATTAATCTTATAAGTCATTATAAAATCCTGCCAGTAAAGATAATGTAGTTAATAGTTTGATAAGGGTTCATTATATCAACTGGTTGTCCTAAACTACCTGCTGTCTTAATTCCTCCGCTATTTTGTAATAACTGACCTGCACTTGAATTTGAAAAGTGAATATTTTGATTGCTAACTTCTGGCTCCGGCGGAGATCCAGAAGCATTTCTTAGTGCATAATATTGATTACCAACACTGTCTTTTAGATCGTGTAAGTGTTCTGGAAGATTAGAAACACCCAATGTTAGCTGTCTTGTACCGCTAACTGTACCAATTGGTGTGGCACTAGGTACTCTAGTTGCGGCTCCGCCGCCAGCGTCAATTGTACCAATTGACTGAATTACTAAACCGCTGGCTGCTGGATAAGTTGTTGGTTGCGGAGGCATACTAACTGTCAGCGTAGTATAACCCGAGCTCGGAGTATTGTTAGCAACAGCAGTAATTGTAACTGGTCCGTCAGTAATGACTAAGCCTC